ATTATCCTCCATAAGTTCTTAGACTCATCAATGTCGGTCACCGATATTCAAGCACTTTCTCTACAATACGATTCTACAGAAGCTATTTCAACGATTGTACGTACGTTGAAAAACTGGCGACTTCATAAACGATGTATTATTAACCCATGGTGGGCTTGCTGATGTATTGCGATTAAAGAATACTGACATTATTGCGAATACACGCCGTAATAAAACTCTCCCAATCTGTTTTTGATTGTACATTGTTAAATACACCTCCGAATGTCGTAGACCATTCTCCGTAGCACGCGTCGCACGTCGTGACCTTGCTGTCACGAATTAGTACATTACATCCGTAACAGCGTTGGTTCATACCCTTGAACTCACGCCATCGCGTTTGAATACGTAGAGCAGCCGTTTCCTCTTTCGAAAACACAGACGCAAAACCAGAAGAACCAGAAGAGCCAGAAGAACCAGAAGAACCAGTGAGCGTAGCCATTGTATGTAGGGACGATAGAAAGTATACAGAATCAAGGAAAGAAATAGAGAAATCAAGGAAAGGAAGAAAGATAAAGGAAACCAAGGATTCGTTACACTCAACTATGCCGTTCAATTTTTCGCGGTAAATAATTACCTAAACACAATCGTTGTAAAAAGATAAAATGAGTACGCGTGGATTACGAGTTGTCGTTTTATCACCAAAAGCCGCATGGGGGTTGTACCAGGATTATAAAATCATCGAACAGATGCTCCGCGAGTGTAATGCGGGTAATCACGTACGTATTGATTCTGTTGAACATGTCGATCCGTTCATGTTTTTTGATGCACGGAAGCCCGCGGTCGCGGATATTCAGATACACCTTGAACAACCGTGTCGAGCGGCATGGGCGTGGGGGAAACAGAATATTGTTGTTGTGAATCCCGAATGGTATCCTAAGGAGGCGTGGAATTGGGTACTTGCCAAAAAAGGCGGAGCGGATATGGTCATTTTCAAATCCGAACATGCACGACGACTGTTTCCTGAGCTTGATAATTCGAGAGCGCGTGTTGTCGCGTGGCGTGCCGCACCCGCTATTCAATCTGCGCTCTCTTCGCTTCCTAAAACACCGCGTCGCCGTGAATTTCTCTATTTAGTTGGCGCATCCGCGAATAAACTCGCTGCTGCCAAAGCTCTATGTAGCGCGTGGCTTCCTACATATCCTCCTATGCTCGTCGTCGGTAATGAGGAAATTGTAAAACGTCTTCGTGCGCTCAAAATTGCCGAGAATATTACAATTCGTGAATCGTTTCTCACCGAACCCGAGCGTATATGCGCACAAGTTGACTACGGATATCATATCGTTGCATCGGAATCCGAAGGATTCGGTTATACATTCGCGGAAGCCGCCGCGGTCGGTGCGCTCCCGCTTTGGACGAATATTCCTGTCTATAATGAACTCTGGGATTCTGTAGTATCCGGTATCGGTCGTATTGAAACGCTGGCACCGACAGGAAACGAATTCAGAGATGCCTCCTATCCTATGGATATCGCGTCGCTTGATAAAGCCGTTCAATCGATTATGAATCTAAGCGTAGAAGACGAACAAGGTGTTCGTGGGAAACTTCGGCATACTGCGACGACCCGTATTACTGAATTTCGTAATAATTGGAAGAGTCTATTGAAGCAGCAGGAAACGAAAGCCCTTAAGAAAACACCTTTATCTCTTACAAGTCTATCAGGTGAAGATTTACCCTATGTCGCAATCATTACGATTACAAAGAATAGACCCCAATGGTTCACGAATATGGCGCAGAATATTATTAAATCGGATTACCCACCGAATAAGTTTGTCTGGGTTGTTGCGGACGATGGTGAAGCCGGTGGACGTATTGATGGCGCAATCGCGAAATTCCAAAGTGTAAATCCTGTGTATCGTGTGAAATATTTATCGTTGACGAAATCAATGCCTGTTGGTGAAAAACGGAATAAAGCGTGCCAAGAGGCACCGCCCGATACGACCCATTTTGTAATGATGGATGATGACGATTATTATCCGCCTGAATCGGTTGGGACGCGTATTAACTGGCTAACATCGCTAAAAGTCGGCTGCGTCTATTGTGCTACGATTCCGATGTATCATTGTACGAAATATATTTCCGCGATGAATGTTCCACCACTACGTCTTTCGCCAGCGGAACGCGTGAGCGAAGCAACCTTGTGTTTCACACGTGAATTCTGGGCAGCACGTAAATTCCCAGGTCCTGTTATGATTGCGGAAGGCGAAGGATTTATCGCAGATAGGGAAGATGATACTGCGGAAATTTCACCAAGTGGTGTAATTGTATCGTTTCTACACGATGGAAATATGACGAGCCGCCGCGTTCCTGCGGATACGGAACCGAATGGCTGCCATTACGGATTTACGGATGCATTTTTTACTTATCTATCAAAAATGTAACGTTGAAAAATTGAAGACTCAATTGTACTCCTACATTCCTCGGGTTCTTTCTTCCTTTCCTACGTTTCTACGTTTCTTACGTTCACTTACGTTTACTTATATTTCCTACAATGTCTGCTGATTTCCTCAGTTCTATCGCCGGTAATGCCGTCATGCTCCCGCTCAACCGAGAGTACGACGATGTGACCGCGAAGTTTCGCGCGTCCGTTGGATCGGATAACGTCTGCGTCAGTGTTATTTACAAGATTGATAATCCTGCCCTCACGGCGGATTTTGATGCGCGCCGTGATTCTATCGCTGCGCGCCGCGCTGTTCCGCCGACCGTCATAGAAGTATTCCACGGTACGACCCTCGCAGCGGCTGCGAATATTCTCAATACGGGATTTGATTCATCGTACAGTACGTGTGCTGCGTACGGAAAAGGAACGTACGCCAGCCCGTCCGTTCGTACAGCAATGGGTTATTGTAAAGACGTAAAAAAACATACGGATTTCTCGATGATATTTCTCTGCCGTTTCCTCAAAGGTCGGCACGGAGCAGCGGGAAAGGGTAATCTCATTGATACCGAAACCGCAGATTACGGCGGAGAAGGAAACATACTTGTAACACCGTACGACGACGGTATTATACCCGATTACCTGCTGTGCTACTATTCGTGGGCTTGAAGTATTGTATTGTATGTATACTATAATAATTTTTCCAAGCACCGAAACTTTACAATCTAGCCCATTAGTAGACATGTCTGAATCACCGACCGGTGAGTCACCCGCACACGTACAATGGAACTCGTCGATTGAAACCTTATTGTCCGAATGGTGCGATGAAGCGAAATGTTTTGCATGGATGCATAATGAAACGTATGCGTTATGTGATTACCGCGCGAAAGTTCTAATGATTGCGTCAAATGTAACAGCAGCGATCGCCGGATTATCCAATGTTATTGCTGGAAGTACGACTGTCAATGGATTTCAACTATCATGGGCGTTTGGTTCTTTAGCAATTCTGGTTAGTATTACAAATATGTTACAAGAAAAACTCGGTTATATGGCAACAGCAACAGAATGTAAACATCATTCAACATCCTGGGAAACGATTCGTATTAAATTAGAAGAGCAACTCGCTTTACCTCCTACAGGTCGTAAGGATTGCGGAACATTTCTTAAATATATTAGACAAGATATTAATCAAGTGAGTATGGATGGAAATAGCAAAATTCCTTTAGCAATTCGTGAACGATGTTTTCACAAATTTAATGCGATTCATAATTTCAAATTACCAGATATTTGTGGGGATTTTGAACATACGCGTATTTATGTACGAACACCGAATACCGGTACTGAATCGCAACCTTTACTCGCACACGAGTCTATTAATATGGTTGCGTTAGTACCACATTCGTCCTAATTTACTGGGCTATATTGTACACTTTACAATTCGCCCAATAGAAGCGGGCTAAAAGGAATAAATCTCTATGATGTAGAGTATGGATTCTGATGAATCCGCTGATAGTTTAACATCCGTCGTAGATAATGTTGTACAATATCATATGAATCGTTCAAATGAGATTGTACCCGATGAGCGGGATTTCATACGTCCGTGGCGACGACGTATTCGTGATATATTTGCCGCACACGATGAAGAGATGTTGGAATTTTTAGAGCGCCCATCGGATGCGTGGTCTGGTATGAGTCGTCATACCTCATTCGTAAAACAACTTGAATCTATGCCGGTCGGCGCTGAATGGCTACGTATTCACGTCAATCCAATCGTAGATACGAATGAAGTTTTGAATACAGTGAATACAACCATCGGTACATCCTTAGACGAGTTACGAACAGCCGTTCACAACTGCATGGAAAAATATCAGGAGGTTGTTCCGAAACTCTTTGCGTGTGATGAGCGACTTCGTGTGAACGTAGAGAAACTCGAATCTCTCAAAAAACAGGTTATTGATATTTCGGATATAGACGGCAGCGATTCGGATGAGAAAAAGAACTTACAAGAATCACTCGTGCACTATATTGAAAAATGTTACAATTTGTGGGATATCCGCAAAGACTATGAACATTTTTGTCGGTACTTTACCGAGTTTAGTGCGTATCGTTCGGTTATTCCTGGATTACAAGAATCTGGACGTGTAAATCCTATTTGCTCTATTTGTACAACGGAACGGCTCACGATGACCCTCATTCCCTGTGGTCATATGTTTTGTAATAATTGTGGTCAGAAACAACGGTCGTGTTGTTATATTTGTCGTAGTACGGTTCAGGGTCGGCAAAGGGTGTATTTTTGTTAATCAATCAAACCTAGGGTTGGATAGCTCCAATTTATACTATATGAAATAACAGTAAAATTAGTATATAAACAGAAATGTAATTCTTGTTTACACCATTTTTCATTTCAAATATGTGGCGATTTCAAGAAAAACGGCTACCCAACCTTTTGCCATTTTAAATGGCAAAAGGTGTATAATATGTCAATGATACAAATCTGTATTCATGGATTCCTTTGGCACTGCGCAGTGGGGTTACGAAAGGGGGAGATATCCCCCTTTAATCAAACCCTAATCTCTCCTGCGATAAATATAAAACAAGACGATAGAGTAAGAGATGAAAGGCGGCTTACGTCTTGTAAGCGTACATGATGAAGAATTTAAATATACGCGTTCCGCCCAAAGAATACAATGGACGAAAAACGTATTTCCTATAGGACAGTATTTAATACAAATCGTTCGTAAAATACCTTGGACTTCTTACATATTTGAAGATGCTATTGATTTATTCTATCCACTCGGAGAAAACAATGAAGCATTTGATCCAACAAAGCCTGATGAATTCGTTGCTACAAAAGTGCCCATACGCACAAAATGGACTACGATTCAAAAAAAAGTTGAAAGTCCTATACTTGAACCGTATTATTTTTTCGGGGGTTGTGTGTATGAAATTCTAAATACCCTTATCCCCGATATTCCCTTACGTGAATATGTCGATCCAACGGGTGATATTGATGTACGCTTATGCTTACCGTATATTGAAACATTAGAAAGTCGTGATATTGATTTTATAGATTATCATTTGAATGCGGATGGAACAATGAATAAATTATTACATAGTTATACAGTCTGGTTAATGGAACAAGTTAAAATACAATTCGAGACTTTGCCAAAACCGTTATTTGACAAATTGTTTGAAAATACAATTCCATTTGATTTTCACGAACATCAAGAAGCAGCCTATTCTGATATTCAAATTCCTATTGGAAATCTATGGATTGTTCGTGTACCTTTTAATGATAAAGGTATGATAAAAATACAAGTTATATGTAAATTTGTGAATACGGAAGCAGACCATTGCTTAGAATTCCTTTTACTGATTCACCCTACACCTAAGTTCAGCCAACTGAATGAAAGTATACTTGATTTAAATAACGATAGACTCATGATAAAAACGTTTTCTCTTGAATCATTTCGACGTTTATTAGAGGGTAATCTAGATTCTATGAAAAACCGTAAGTTTATGTTTA